AGAAGATAAGTGTGTGTCCTGTGGCGGTAATCAAGATATAGTGAGCGATAAGTGTTTGACTTGTTTAGAAGACTATAGTAATCCTGTAGAAGAGGAACAATCACATCATGAAGAACAATCGCAGGAGGATGCAGAAGAGGAAGAACAACTCCAGGAAGAGGAAGAAGATTCAGAACACGAACAACAACCGCAGGAAGAGGGACAACAACCGCAGGAAGAGGGACAACAACCGCAAGAAGAGGGACAACAACCCCAGGAAGAGGAAGAAGACGTGGAAGAGACACAAAGTGAGGAGGAAGAGTTAAATAATGTTGTAGAAGAAGAACCAAATGAAGACGAAGACGAAGACGAAGACGAAGAAGTATTTGAAATTGAAATTAATGGTGTCAATTATTTTACAACCAACGAAAAATCAGGAATTATTTATGCATCCGATGAAAATTCGGACCCTGGAGATGAAGTTGGAGTATTTCAAAATGGAACACCAATTTTTCACGCATAAATTATAATTTGTAAACAATTTAGAAATATATTATTTATTTATTTATATGATATTTAACTTAACGACATTATTTAATTTAATCAATGGTTTTGGGTTACTCGTATTTATAAAATATTGTTTTGACAATAAAACTACTATTTGTTATAATTTGATATATATTTATAGTTCAATTCAAATACAATTACAAAAAATAAAATGTAAAACTCAAAGAGAGTATATCGAAAATTGTTATTTTGAATGTATTGATTACAAAAATTCGCAACACAAAGTAAATTGTATTGAAGACGTCTGCGATTTACAACAAGGCGTTATTATGTCTCAAAAGTATAAAATGATAGTGTACAATAATAATTATAATAAGATATGTTATTATCCTCCAACCAAATATGATTTAAATTATGATGTATCCAAAGTCTCTTTTATTTCATTCAAGGTAATTATAGATTCGAATGAATATACTATTAAATTATCAACACCCGAATATAATTTTTATATTGTAAATAATGTTATAAATTTTGAATTCATTAAATATTATTTAAACATATATTTACACGTACAACTTTTAGATGATAGTGATTATAAGATTGAGATTGTGGACGATTGTGTTAATTTCATCACATTAAATAAAACCAACGAAATAATATTTCAAAAGGATAAATATATCATTAAATAACATATATCATTAAGTAAAATAATTTAAAAATATTGATTGATATATTGTATATGATTACTCTGCAATCAGAAAATAATAATATGGAACCCCAAAATTCAGAGTTTCATAAATTAACTAATCATTGGAATTTGTGGGCACATCTGCCTCACGATACTGATTGGGGAATTACTAGTTATAAAAAGATTTATACTTTGAAAACAATTGAGGAAACCATTGCAATTACCGAAACATTACCAGAAATTTTAGTAAAAAATTGTATGTTATTTATTATGAAAGATGGAATTCTTCCAATCTGGGAAGATCCAAAAAATAGGAATGGTGGTTGCTTCTCATATAAAATTTCGAATAAAATTGTATATGAAGTGTGGAAAAATTTAACATACATTTTATTGGGCGAAACATTAAGCAATAATGATTCATGTGTATCTTCCATTACAGGAATAACGATTTCTCCCAAAAAAAATTTTTGCATTATTAAGATTTGGTTAGCGAACTGTTTGAATCAAAACCCAGATATTATTGTTAGTGATGTGAAAGGTATAATATCCCAGGGTTGTTTATTTAAGAAACACATACCCGAATATTAACACTATATAAATAATAAATAATAAATAATAAATATAACAACATTTCCATTCAACCTATCGAATAAATTAGTTAAATATTATTAATTAAAAGGATTAATAATATTATTTCAATGGAAATAAAAGAACAAAAGACAACGATTTGTTTGAATATGATTGTGAAAAACGAATCACACGTTATAGAATCGACACTTGAAAAACTTTTAAAAAAAATAAACATTGATTATTGGGTTATTTCAGATACTGGTTCTACGGATAATACAAAAGAAATAATTAAATCTTTTTTTAAAAAGAAGAATATTCCGGGTGAATTATTCGAGCATGAGTGGAGAGATTTTGGATACAATCGCAGTAAAGCGTTGGAATGCGCATATAACAAAACGGATTATGTATTAATCTTTGACGCCGACGATGAATTATGCGGAAACTTTGTACTGCCCAAAAACATGAATATGGATGGGTATCGTTTTAATTTTGGATCAGAAAATGGTGTTAGTTATGTAAGAGTTCTATTAGTAAATAATCACAAAAAATGGTGCTATAAATGTGTACTACATGAATATATTGAATGTTTAGATCCGATATGTAAATATGAAACAATTAACGGCAATTACTATGTTGTTTCTGGACGAACTGGTGCAAGAAACCAAGATCCTCAAAAATATTACAAAGACGCATTAATATTAGAAAAGGCGCATGCAAAGGCATTAGAAGAAAAAGATGATTTATATATTCGATACGCATTTTATTGCGCAAATAGTTATATGGATTGTCAACATTACAAGGAAGCGATCGAATGGTACAAGATAACATTAAAACAACCCAATTGGCTTCAAGAAAAATACATTTCCTGCATCCGAATCAATGAATGTTTTGAAAAACTAAATCAAGAAGAAAACGGCATTTTTTATTTGATTGAGTCTAGAAAATATGACAAAACCCGAGTGGAAGGATTCTTTCAGTTAATAAAATATTATTGTGTTTCTGGAATGGTTGATATGTCGTATTTATATTATAGTTTAATTAAAAATTGGTATGAAACCGAGTTTTTAAATACGGTTGATTTTTCCTCGTATTTATTTTTATCTGTTAGTGTCTACAACTTTTATTTGGCGTATTATATGATTATTGTTTATAGCAGATTAGATAGACACGAAGATGGGTTAGTAATGTTTGAAATAATTGCAAATAAGAAATATATCGAATGCGGTGAATGGTTCATTAATAATGTTTTTCATAATTTTAGATTATATATCCCGGCGTTTCTAAAAAATAATTGGTCCAACAGTAAAAAAATAACATTTTTATCAAACATTCTCAACTATATTGAACTTGCACAAGAGAAAAAAATAATTATTAAAGAAGAATATATCGAAGCGATTCATGAATTAATCAATAATTTTAGACCTGTACTAACAACATACAAATCATCATCGCAACTAAAAAGTAAAAAAAATGATGTTAAAATCTTTTTATCTATTACCTCATGTAAACGATTGGATTTGTTTAAACAAACTATGAATTCTATATTAAATACATGGTTGGATCTGAATAAAGTCGATTATTTCTTTTGTGTAGATGATAATTCAAGCGAAAAGGATCAAGAATACATGAAGGATAAATATTCATTTTTTAAATTTTATTTGAAAACGAACGAGGAGCGAGGGCATCGTACGAGTATGAATATAATATGGAAAAAAATAAATAAATTAAAACCGAAATACTGGATACATTTGGAAGACGATTGGTTATTTTTCAAGGAGGATAATTATGTTCAGCGAAGCATTGATATTTTGGAAAAATATGCTTCTAACAATGTTCATCAAATATTATTTAACCGTAATTATGCCGAATTGTATTCTGGATGGAATATTAATGGGGGGAAATTACTTGGAAATGGAGTGTTGCAGCATGAAAAAAGAGATGATGTTGTTGGGAGAAATTGTGCATATTGGCCTCATTATAGTTTTCGTCCTTCCATGGTAAATGTAAAGGTTATTTTGGAATTGGGTAATTATAATACTCCAAATAATTTTTTTGAGAGAGACTATGCAGATAAATATTATGAGAAAGGGTACCTTAGTGCGTTTTTCAACGGGATATGTTCTCAGCATATTGGTAAATTAACATCGGACAAGACTGGTACAAATGCGTATACATTAAATCAGTTGGAGCAATTTAATTCTAACAATAATAATACAGAAAAAACAGAAAAAAAAAACGACAATTTTAAAGATCAACCGGTTATAAACGAATCTACAGTAGAACCTACGGTAGAAACCACAGTAGAAATATTAGAACCTACGGTAGAACACACAGTAGAAATATTAGAACCTACGGTAGAAGTAGTTTTAAAACAAGATAAGATAAGAATCATCAATCTAAAACGAAGACAAGATAGAAAAGAAAAAACAGAAATTCTTTTAAAAAATAATAATCTAACAAATTATGAATTTATAGAAGCAGTAGACGGATTAACATTAACCGCAACAAATGAAATATATAATATATTCAAAAACAATGATTTCGGTAATCGCAGAGGATTTATTGGATGCGCAATGTCTCATTATAAATTATGGAAACAGTTGGCGATTAGTGATGAAGAGTATTATATTATTTTTGAAGACGATAATGCAAGTATTGATGTAAATATAAATAGTAAACTGAGTGATATCACAACTCAAATAATCGAAAACAAATCAAAATACGATATAATTTATCTCGGGTATAGTGTTTTTTCAAATTATGAAAAAGAAAAATATGAAAAAATCGAAAATCAGGAAATGACCATCATACCATTGAACAAAAATCAATATATGGGAGGATTTTTTGGATATATTATGTGCAAATCCGGCGCTGAAAAAATGATAGATTACATCAACAAAAACGGGATTAAACATGGTATCGATTATTTGATAAAAATTAATCCCGAAATGAAGTGTTATAATATTCAACCCCATATTGTGTACTCTGAAGTTGTCGCACCAACAACAAAAAATCAAGATACAGATATACAGAATGATTATGTTGGTCTCCACTTTAATGTAGCAAATAAAGATGACTGGATATTTTATCCAATGTTAGATAGTGGAGGAGATGATATTGAATTTATAGGAAGAAAACCGATTGAATCGTTAATGGAACATGCAGAAAAAATTAATAATTGTGTTGCATTTAATACACTAGGATTTTTTAAAAATAAAATAAATAAATTTGAAAGAACTGGATTTTTAAAAGCAGGAGATGGTGTTTATGTTAGAAAATCAAGTATTCAAGATACAATTGTAGTTACAGAAAAAATAGTTCAAGTAAATAATCCAAAAAAATACATTCGCATAAAAATGATGTGTAATTGGTGCTCATCAAAACAATTATGTATAGAATGGAACAAAATGACACATGGTAATTTCACGTGGAATAACATTCAATTCACATGGGAAAATGAAAACATTGATTATTATATAATCATAAATAAACCTCCGTATAACGAATATTATGACAAATCTAAAACAATTATATTTCACATGGAACCCTGGTGTTATGGACCACAAACATGGGGTATTAAAACCTGGGGTGAATGGGCGACACCCAGCGAAACCGAATTTTTACAAGTACGTAATCATCGAAAATATTATAACAATGGGTTTTGGCAGTTAAAAAGCACATATAACGAATTAAAAAATAAAGTCGATGTTTTGAAGTTTGACCATAGTATAATTTCTACTATATGTTCGTCCAAATATTTTGATCCGGGGCATATAAAACGAATCGATTTTTTAAAATATATACAGGATCAGAATGACCCAAGTGTTAGTTTCCATTACTACAATGAAGATAATAAATTTAATTTCAAAAATTATATGGGACCTGCAAGACCAGAGATTGATAAAGAGAATGGAATGATGAAGTATAAATATTATTTCATGTGCGAAAACAACGAAGAGCACAATTTTATAACCGAAAAAATGTGGGAACCTTTATTATGCGATTGTCTTTGCTTTTATTGGGGATGTCCGAATGTCGCCGATTATATCAACCCTTTAGCATATGTGCAACTAGATATGAACGATTTCAATAAATCATTCAACATAATTAAAAATTCGATTCAAAGTAATTTATGGCAAACTAGACTCCCCATTATTCGCAAAGAAAGACTGCGAGTGTTAGATTATTATGGGTTTTGTCCTACGGTAGAAAGAATAATTAAGGATTACAGAACCCCGGCCAAAAACGTATGTTTTATTCATAGTTGTACTTTACCGAATCATGGTACTACTTCATTGGATAACATATTATCCAATATTAAACAATCCGGATTATGGGATAAATTAGATACCATTTATATAAACAATATCGGGTTTTCATTGGATTTAGAGAAATATTCAGTATCAGGTAAAGTAATTGTCATTAATTGCTCAAATAACACATCTTTATTCGAAATACCAACTTTGAAATTAATGTACTCTTTTTGCAAAGAACAACCGGAAAACACAAATATTTTATATTTGCACACCAAAGGAATAAGTTATCCAATTGGATCCCCAATATATAACAATGTCCAAGATTGGATAAATTACATGTTGTATTTTTTAGTAAATAAGCATGAGACATGTATAAAAATGTTGAAAGAATACGATACCGTAGGTGTTAATTTTCTAGAAAAACCCGGTCATCATTGGTCGGGCAATTATTGGTGGTCTTTGTCGAGTCATATTTCAAAATTAGATGTAAATAAATTGGTACATAAACATGATGCGGAATGGTGGTGTTTATCTATTCAAAATATTAAATTATACGAACTCCATAATTCAATGATAGATCATTATCAAGAACCATACAAATCTGATAAATATAGATAATTTTTATATAACATATAACATATAAATCTAATAAATCTAATAAATAGATTAAAGTATAGAAAAATAAATAGTATTACAATATATTATATGGCTTCGACACGTAATAAAAATACCCCTGTTAATTATATATTAGAAGAACGCAGTTATAAAACATCACGAGACCATCTTATGTATGAGAATGGTTCGCATGGGGTTGCATATGATACCAAATTAGCAGGGAATGGGTTAAATCCTGGAAACATGCCTTGGAACAAATTATCTAAAAATAGTGCAGATATTGAATCATTCTTATTTGGTATCAATTCTACAAATTTAGTGAATCCTGAAAAACCATTGAAACCAGAACTAACAACTCTTTCGTCCTATGATATATTTGACAAAAGTCCTGTTTATATGCCGGATAATCTTGTGGTAGACAAGTTCCAGCGACCTCTAGCACCTTAGAGATATAAATAAAGTATAAATCATATATAAAAATCGATTACTATTTATATATGAGTAAATTTCGTTCTAAAATGGATCGTGTAGATGTAATATTGAAGATTGTACGTCAATTAAAAAATTTCCCCAATCCAAACCCAAGAATAGATGATCCAATTGATTTGTACAAAGACGATTATGAATATGTAATAAAGTTAAAACAAATATTTACTGACTACATTAAGCAAGATGATGACAAACCAGATAGTTTGAAAGATTTCAGAGGCAGTATTTTTTTAACGGAAACATTGAAAAAAAACATTGAATATATTTTACCGGTTAAACAAAATCACGAACCGCTTTTTGTTATCAGAATGAATAAAAATAAACGGAATTAGATATTTTATTTCATATAAATTATTTTACAAATTTATATTATGACTACAAATATATTAGACGATCATTCTGAAATGCGTTATATAATTCAGAGTCATTTACCAACTGATTTCCAAATTAATATTACTGGAAAAGAATCAATCCATATTTTTGTGGAAAATGCGGAAAATAATAAATGTTTCGAATTGCATATAAATAAATCAGTTCCAGATTCATTATTAATAAAAGATTTGCAAAAATGTGGTACAGATATCGGTATTGGAAGTGGTAATTATCTATTACAAAAAATAGAACAAATTGCGAATAATTTAGGAATACGTAAAATAATTATTGATATGGATGCTTCTGTATTATACATAAATTGTAATTCTAAAAAATATAGTTTTTCATTAAGAAATTTATATTTATTTGCATATGGAAATACTTGGTATGGTAAAAATGGGTTTAATTTACAATATAATTCTGATAAATTTTTAAAATACGTAGATGAGTTTATTAATCAACCATTTATTGATATTGCAAAAAAATCATTTTCATTGTTTTCATTATTTTCGAGAAATACAACACCAATTCTTATTAGAGAGTATTTTATACGTATGATTAGTGATTTACGTCAATTAACACGTAATAAAATGTGTATAAATGATTCTGATAGTGTCGTTTTAGAAAAATATCATAATGTTTTAAAGCATTATACAAGACTTTTTGAAGACAATTTACAATTTAATTATGATGGTCCATATGTTAAATATCTGCCCGAAATACCAAATGCTTTGGGTAGAAAACACATCGCCCATAAACGTAAGAGTAATAAACGTAAGAGTAATAAACGTAAGACTAATAATAAACGTATCACTAAAAAATATAAAAAATAATGATACTATTGGCGTAGAAATGTAATTGATATTATACTTTAAAAATATAATATGAATAATATCGATTTTCACATCAATAACTTAATAGACGAAATACCTCAACGATCTAATCCAGAAAGAACTGATGTTGTTCTAGAAGGAGGTCTATTTAATGGAAGTTATTTGTTAGGTGCACTGTATTATTTAAAAGGATTAGAACAAAGAAATATAATCAAGATTAATCGTTTATCAGGTTGTAGTATAGGTTCGCTGGTTGCACTAATTTATTATTCGAATGCGTTTGATTTAATTGATATTATATACAAAATAACATACAATCATTTTAAAAAAAAGTATAACGTGGATATTTTTGAGAAAATATTTAGCAAAATACGACCGTACATAACAAAAGATGTATTCAAAAAAATAAACGGGAATTTATACATTACATTTTTCGATATCAAAGAAAATATACAAATCGTAAAAAATAGATATAGAAATGTAGATGACCTATTTGAAACTATACATAAATCATGCTATTGTCCATATGTAGTAGATAATTCTTTTGTCTATAAAAAGAAATTCGTAGATGGATTTTATCCATATTTATTTCCAGTAACTTCTTCTAACAAAAAGGTATTGTATTTGAATATCCATAATTTCGATAAATTAGCGAATTGCATATCCATCAAAAACGAAAAGACGAACTACAGTAGAATTTTTACGGGCATTTTAGATATTCACAGTTTTTTCAAATATAAAATACCGACCTCGATTTGTAGTTATGTGAATGATTGGTCGTTGTTAGATATTATTGTTAATTATATATTTATAAAAATTGTGAAAATAATCCCGTATTTATTACATAAAATATATTTATTAAATAAATTAATTTTAAAATCGAATATTGATGTTAGTTTAACCATGTATAACCAAATTGTTAAAGCGGTTTATATTTATTTTATTAAATCATATTGCATCTAGTAGTGCCTTTTTTTCAGTTGTTTTACACATCCTTGAATTTCAAAAAATCGAGTATTCCGGATTGTTTTCTATTTTTTTTTGTTTTGATGTTAGTATTCATTTCGTTGCGTATTTTTTTATTTGTACGGGTGGATGATTTATTTATGAGTGTTGTTTTATTTTGATCTTGTTTTCTATTTCGCATCTCATACGGTCTATATCTTAAAAACCATTCTTCATATTCACGGGTATTTCGTTTATTTTTTAATTCCTTGAATTTTTCGGATTTTTGCGCTCGCATTTCTTCGACTGTATCTTGATGACCAATACAATTAATGCTGAACCGTTTTAGCACTCCTTTTTGTTCTAATCTATTTTTTTCTTGAACATCAAATAAATACGCCGCCATACATAATATACGTTCAGTATTGTAGTATTTACGGTTCGCATATAAAAATGCTAAATAAAAACTCAACATTGTGTCCATTGTTGCAACTTTAATCGTCGTACCATGTTCATTAATTATATTGTAACTATGACATGCTAGTGGTTCGTATATAAATACAATTGAGTCGTAGACATTTCCGTTTTTAACCAATATTTCGTAATTTTCAGATATCATATCATACACGGCATCATGTTTGATAATTTTAATATTTTTAATACCGATATCTTCTAATCGTTCTTGAACAATCGTCGAAACTAATTTTGGATTTTCTGTAAAAACATCAAAATCGGGGATTCGTTCTACATTTTTTTTGAATTGATTGGGCATGTATTTCGAATATAATGATAATGAATATCCACCAAAAAATACAACACCTTGGTCAATTAACACATGTTTTACGCTTTCATATATTTTATTTGAAAATTCTTTATTTTGCATTTCACGCTGAAATTGCACATTTTTACAATTATGTGGTAATAATGGGTAGTGTTTATTCAACAATGTTAATCGTTTTAATACTTTTTCCCATCGATCCACATCTCCATCTGGACGAGATAATTCTTTATACATGTTCATTCTCAAAAAATTCGCAGGAGGATATAACATTCCTCCTACACGGATCGCTTCTTTTTTTAGACTGAGGAATAAATCTTTTGGAATGTATGTAATGTCTGCGATAGGAATAAAATTAACAAACACTTTATATGTTCCATAATGTTGTCCTGCTTTACCTTCTACTTCAATATATCCGTTTGCAAAAAAGATGTCGCATAATTCTTTTGCATGATTCAACGCAGTATAAGAAAAAAAATCGTAATCTGGTATCTCGACATCTTTATCGTAAAATTGGTCTTGTTTTGGTAAAATATTATTTATTGCCGTACCGCCGTAACAAATTAATTTTTTATCTCGGATAAAGGTTTCTACTATTGCAATCATTTTTTTAATGTCTTCTGAATTTACAGATTTTGAACCGGTTTTTTTAACTGCTTTATCAACCGCACTTCTTAATATTGCTAATTCACAATCCTGGAATGATAAATTTTTACATATGTTTTGTTTATTTTTCATATATTTTATATATATTTTATATATATTTTATATTTTTGACATCTAAGTATTGATTGTACTATATATATTATCTATCACCTGGTCTTCGATTATATCGATTACGAGCTTCTTCCTTGCGAGCTTGAGCACTAAATATATTCCTATTATTTTGACCCATATCTTTATTATCATTATCTCTATTCTTATTATTATTTTGACCCTTACCTTTATTATCATCATCTCTATCCTTATTATTATTTTTACCCTTTTGACCTTTGCCCTTATTATTATTATTATTATTATTATTATTATTATTATTATTATTATCTCTATTTTTATTTCTCTTGTTGTTTTGGTCAGAATTTTCTGCTTGATTTTTGTTGTCATCTGCAACATATAATACTGTTGAGTACATCGGCGGTTTTACCAAGGTCGGATCTACAATAATAGTAGTCACGGGTTCACTTGTTCCTAAAAAAATTGGGTCTTTCAATACAAATGCCCCATTATTAAAAAAGGTATTGTTTAAAGTCAAATTTTGGTCCTGAAATTGATACATCAATGCAAACATGTTGCACCCAGTATCTTTAAAAAATGTAATATCCGGATTGACTTGACTAGTTTCTTTATCCGGCACGCAAATCGTCATGAACTGTTTATTGAAATTAATTAAGTCTAAATGTTGATTGGAATCGCCATTTTTAATATCCGAAAAGGTTTGCATTCTCATATTTCCAGATCCGGTTGTCATGTTGACATATTCCATCAATGCATCACAAGTAGCATATGTTTTACTGTAATCATTCACAAGAATGGATATTTTTCCCATTAACGCTTGTATAGAAACACTTCCCAAATTCACATTGTTGTATTGTTTATCAATAAAATAGGATTGGTATTTCGATAAAATCGCTGCTAAATTGTCGTACATTTTGATATTTTCGCTTTTAAATCTTAAATGAATAATAATCGGATCTCCCGAATTATTCACAAACAATTTGTTGAATGCATTTCTTGTAATAAAAAGCAACGCTTCTTCGAAATCAATGTAATTAAACGTTTCTTTGACACTAAAATTATTTGTCATAGATGTAGCAATCACCGGTTTATTATCGATTGAAAATATTTCGAAATCAAGACCACGCACACCTTGACGTAACACATTTTTTAAAGCACACATACCGACATAGTCATTTTTATAGGATCCTAAACTACAACAATTATATGCAGTCTTAATATAATAATTATTTAATGCGTTGTTATTCGGGACCACCGTTGTCATGGAGGTATTTTTATTTGGATTTAATGCATCTATCATTGAGCATTTATTATCCTTCAAATTAATCATATAATACACGTAGATACCAAACATGATAATAATTATAGAAGTAACAAATGTAATCATAAAAATAGCGGCGTTATCGTCCATTTTATTCAACATGTCGGTAATATTTAAAGGAAAAGATGGTTCTGTGGTTGACATATAATATAATTGGAAATAATAAAATAGAATAAAAACAATAACAATAACAAAATTAAAATAGTTAAATAATATTTAATATATACATATATGCCTGGCGGACTCATGAATTTAGTGTCATATGGACAACAAAATGTTATTCTAAATGGTAATCCTTCTAAAACATTTTTTAAATCAAGTTATGCTCAATATACTAATTTCGGATTTCAAAAATTTAGGGTAGATTTCGAAGGTTCACGAACATTAAGGTTGACAGAAGAATCTACCTTTATTTTCAAAATACCTAGATATGCGGATTTATTAATGGACACGTATATTTCATTTGAACTTCCCCATATTTGGAGTCCAATTTATTATGACGCCGAAAATGATTTACATATACCGTATGGATTTAAATGGATCGACAATATTGGTGCTAAAATGATTAACAAAATATCTATTACGTGTGGAAATCAAACACTTCAGGAATTTTCCGGCGATTATTTATTGGCGGCAGTACAGCGAGACTATACTAGTGAAAAATTGGATTTATTTAATAAAATGATTGGGAATATCAGCGAGATCAATGATCCGGCGAATAGTGGTATACGTAGAAATGCGTATCCTAATGCGCAGTATACTACCAATCAGGCGGGCGCAGAACCATCTATCCGAGGAAGAACTTTGTATATTCCTTTAAATTCGTGGTTTATGCTAAAAAGTCAAATGGCGTTTCCTTTAACATCATTGCAATATAATGAATTGCATATTACAATTACTTTTAAACCGATCAATGAATTATTCAGAATTATGGATGTACAAGATTCTGCGAATGGATATCCATATGTAGCACCAAATTTTAATACCACGTATATGCAATTTCATCGTTTTTTACAAACACCACCAAGTGATCAAATCGACGATTCTACTGAATATGTAGACACACGAACTTTATGGAATACAGATATCCACTTGAATTGCACATATTGTTTTCTATCGACAGATGAGGCGAGATTATTTGCGCTTCAAGAACAAAAATATTTATTTAGACAGGTGAACGAGAAAAAGTTTTTCAATGTGACCGGAACAAATAAAGTGGATTTGAAATCATTGGGTATGGTATCTAGTAATTTATTTTATTTTCAAAGAAGTGATGTCAATCTGAGAAACGAATGGAGCAATTATACAAACTGGGCGTATGACTATCTACCTTCAGATTTAACAATAGACACGAGCGCAAATTTATATATTTCTGGAGATTACTCTGTTGAAAATGAAAAAAACATATTATCCAATATGGGAATTTTACTAGACGGTTCTTATCGTGAGAATAGTCAACCTGTAGGAGTATATAATTTGATCGAAAAATATGTTAGAACTCAGGGGAATGCTCCGGATGGATTATATTGTTATAATTTTTGTATGAGTACAACTCCATATGATATTCAACCATCGGGTGCGATTAATATGAATCGTTTCAATCAAGTGGAACTAGAATTTACCACGATTCAACCGCCGTTAGATACCAATGTGCAAACCACTACGTTTTGCGATGAAAACGGAATCGTAATTGGTATTAATAAACCAACTTGGCGTATTTATACGTATAATTATGATTTATATGTATTTGAAGAACGATTAAATATAATTACGTTTGTTGGTGGAAACTGCGGTTTAATGTATGCAACTTAGTAAAATAGTTATTTAAGGAAGTTCATATGATGATTATTTTATATTCGTTTATTATAAGGATATGAAAAAAAAGACTGCTATTAATTGGGTTGATATTGGAAAGAAATTATCATCTAATATCTTTTGGTTATCCGGAGGGATTCTTATTATAAGTTCTATTACGTTATACACAACTTTATTAGCAGAAACAAATATGCTTAGTTTTACGAAAAAAGCGGATAAAATAAAAAATATAGTTGAAACACACAATGTAAAAAATTATGGGGATGGGTTTTTCCCCAAATATATGGGTTCGGATAAAACCCCGCTCAAATTTAATCAAGACGATGTTATAAAGACGCTTAATAAAAATACGTTCATGGATCTATTGAATGAATCCAAATTTCCGCTGGTTCATTTTTTAAAATTGGTGCTAACTAGCATGATTAGCAATAATTGGACAATGATAACCTCAATATTTGGTTTAGCGTATAAATTACCCGAGAGTTTGGTTATGATTGCATCTATTTACGTTACTCCATTCGTATGGTTCGTCATGTTTTTTATAAATATACTTATGGCGTTTATATACCATATAATTCATTTTAAACAATTTTTTACTACATATGATGTGGATTCAAATCCGCCAACTTTCACACAAACATTCAGTTCATTTACAAATTGGTTTATATATTTTATATATGTTATTTTCCTTTTATTTCCGATGGTTGTTATCGGGTTACCTGTAATAAGTATGGCGTATTCTTTTATCACGCCATTATTTATTCCTTGTGAAACCGCACATAATAATAAATCTTACGATTTTTCTAAATTTGTATATGATTTTATCGTGTATAAACGACAAGTAATAATGCTTCTCATTTCATTCACATTGTTGAATGTAATTTATACAAATATTGGTACAACTGAAGCGATGAGTTGTTTGGGAGCGATTTTATTTTTGATGACATTTACAAAACTTTATTCCCAATATATACCGGATCCAAAAAAATAACAAAATCTCAAAAAATCGCAATAATAACACGCACAATAAAACAATATAAATAAAATATACTTTTATTTATATGAACAATAATAAAAAAAATAAAAATAAAGGTCGGTTACCATTTGTTAGTATTTGCACACCGACATTTAATAGAAGACCATTTATTCCTTACATGATAAAATGTTTTGAACATCAAACATACCCGAGTGATAAAATGGAATGGATTATTATTGATGATGGAAGCGATAAAATCGAAGATCTTGTGAAACATATTCCAAATGTGAAATATTTTAAATATGATACTAAAATGACACTGGGTAAAAAACGTAATACCATGCACCACAAATCATCTGGTGAAATTATAATATATATGGACGATGATGACTATTACCCGCCGGAAAGAGTTTCACATGCGGTTGAAACATTGCTTGCGAATCCAAAAGCGTTGTGTGCTGGAACAAGTGAAATGCATATTTATTTTAAACATATACAAAAACTATATCAGTTTGGACCATATGGACCCAATCATTCTACCGCCGCCACATTTGCGTTTCGTCGTGAACTATTAAGTCAGACTAAATATGATGATACGGCGTGTTTGGCGGAAGAAAAATCGTTTTTAAAAAATTATACGATTCCTTTTGTGCAGTTAGATCCCACAAAATCTATTTTGGTTATTTCGCATAATCATAATTCATTCGATAAAAAACATATTTTAAATGATCCGAATAAATTCATAAATGAATCAACCAAAACCATATCTGATTTCATGAAGGAACCTGAATTGATTAAATTTTATATGGAAGATGTGGACAGTTTGTTAGATTCGTATGAACCTGGACTACCGATGCATAAACAAGATGTATTGCAACAAACTGAACAAATTAAAAAACAACGTGAGAAGATAATTGAGGATCATCAAAAAACCGTTTTTTTTAAAATGGAGTGTGAAATGAAAGAAAAGATGAAGGAATACGCCGATAATTTAAAACAATATTACGAGAAACAGATGAACGATAAAACAAATTTAGTTAGCGAAGTATTACGCCGCAACAAGGAATTGATATTGAAAAACGAAGAATTGAATAATAAAATAGCAGAGTATGAATCGATACTTGCAAAGTCTGATTAAAAGATAAAGGACAAAAGACAAAAGACAAAAAGATATTATTTTTTTCTTCTAATCTAACAAATTATTATTTACAAAATATAAATATAAATAATAATGAATAATCACTTAGAAAGATACCGTTAAAAATATAAAATGTATGAATCTGACATGTTTACCTCATCCGACCAAGTATATAATGAAAAGACTGCGTTAAATGATTTTAAACGCAATAATAGTTCATCGACGCTGCATACTGTAACTCGCCGTTTTAATAATGAGTGGAAGGGCAAGTTTTATGATACCATTAAAATTTCTTATTATGGTACAAATACTACCAGTGGATCAAGAATTCGTCGTGCAATTACAGGAGAAGTAACTCAATTTATTGTTGGTAGAAAGAAGGACGAGAACAATTTTTTTAAAGTTGTTGTGGGTAGCGGGCAACATTCGAATGGTCCAATTCATTTATTTTATAATTCGCCGGAAGAGTATGAAAATCATCAGTTTGTAGTGTTAGATCAAGACATTAAGGATAGGTGGATTAATAGATAAATATAATATATTTAGAAATAATAATAATAAAACTATATTATATATGGAGGAAGTAGATCAAGACCAATTTGGACCATTAAATGTATGGAACGCTCGTAGAAATGCAGAATTCAACCCAGGTGGAATCTATAGTGATTATGATGCAAATGGAAACTTACTAGATGGTAGTGAACCAAATGAACAAGAACTAATTAGAGACGCATACGATGCGAGACGACAAAATGCTATGGCGGAGTTGCAAGCAGAAATCGATGCTCAAAATGCGGCTGCAATAGCGGCTAGACCTCGTGAATCAAAACGAACACGTGGCATAAATGTACAATTTATTCCAGACCGCGAATGCGATAATAAAATGTGTAGTATATCACATGACAAAATACCCCCTGGATATGGAGTCGCTATAAAAGACGGCAAAAAAAAAACTTGTTATGATGTTAGTCAGTTAGCAAGATTACAAACATTTCCTCGTCTATCTCCCCTAACACGTCTACCATTATCAGATAAAGAGAATGCTAAAATTGATGCATATATAACGGATAGAGATGAGGGAATTGCATATGCATTTGGAAGAAGAAAATCCAAAAAATCTAGAAAGTCGAGAAAATCTAGAAAATCTAGAAAGTCGAGAAAATCTAGAAAATCTAGAAAGTCGAGAAAATCTAGAAAATAATTATAAAACGATCTATCGTCTAAACATTTTCTTTTTTAAAGATGATTTAGATACAGAAATTATATCAATATTTGATTTTTTCATTTTGACAATATAGATGCATATTATCAAAAACACCAACAAATATAAAAGCGTATGCGGTTCATTTATAAAAATAGATGATAATTCAAGCGTTTTGACACCTTTTAAACAAACAATATTGATATTTTGATCATCATTCATTGTTATATTCTCATAATTCATGCGTGCTCCAGGTTCATAAGTAATATAATTTCCTTTTCTCTCTTCCGGTTTCAAATCAGTAAATGATGTTAGTCTGTATTGTAAATGTTTATATACTAAATAATAATGTAAGAAAGAAACTACATCCATAATACCCTGAAATCTGGATAAGTTATAAAAAATAGAACCAAAAATATTTGCAAAAACCGAACTTTTTGTTAGTACCGTACGCATTTTATCTACGTTAGTATCAAATACTTGTTTGTTAGGAAAAACGTCAAATACTTGCAATAATCTTCGATTCGGATTATCATGATAATTTATTCCGTGATGATGTAATCCTGAATAAAAAATAAGTATATCTCCTCTTTTCAAATCGACCTGAATTTTTTTATTGTATGATTCTAACCACGATAAATTTGTTTTTTTATGCGATCCAGGGATTAATTCCATCTGCGAATCATCTAAATAACACAAACACGTGTATAATGGAACATGATCTATTTTATCATTGAAATTATACGTATCGCTATGAATTAAAGACGCATCCGTCGAATTTTTTTTATCACTATATCTGAATTTATAATATGTTGGGTTGGTTATAAAAGTCGTATTTTTAATAATTGAACGCATAAAATAGTTATCAATAAAGTCTTTTACGATTTTGTAATTTATTTTATTGTCACGTTAACAAAAATTCGATTTCATCATTCGATAATTTGTTACGAAGTAATAAATATCCATCATCATGATTCATGTTTGACATATTATATATATGTAATATATAATTAATATTATATATAA